GCCGTCCAGATGCCGATGAAAACGGTAGCCTCGTTGATCGCGATGGTCGCGATTGGAACCTGGGCTTACTTCGGTATCATTGAGACTCAAAACAAAATTTTAACCCAAGTAGAACTAATGACTAAAGACTTGACTGAAAATACAGAATTTAGAATCAAATGGCCGCGGGGCCAACTTGGTTCACTTCCCGCAGATTCCGAACAATTTATGATGATCGAGGATCTTTACAAGTCCACCGATAAGTTGAATAAGCATATTGAATCAATGGCTTTGAATAAAGTAAACATAGAATTTTTAAGAAAACAAATGGATAAAGTTTTAGAAGATATCGAAAAACTTAAAGACCAAAATAGAGAAATGCATTATAAAAACGGGAGTACACACTAATGATAGAAGCTGTGATAGGATTGTTGATGTTTGTAAACGGCGAGATTAAAGAGGCGCGTATACAAGAGTCAATGGGAATGTGCCTTCGCCATAAACGTGAAGCTGAAAGGACCTATTCTGAATCTGTTACCTACAAATGTTGGAAGGGTAAGGCAGAATTAGAGGACAATATTGATGGATCTAGATCTATTAAAAAATTAATTATAGATTAAGGGGGAGCTATGCAATTATCAAAACATTTTAAATTAGAAGAGATGACTAAATCAATGACCGCTACCCGTAAGGGTATTGATAACTCACCAGGAGCAGGTGATATTAAAAACTTAGAGAACGTGTGCTATGAAATACTAGAACCCGTTCGTGCCCACTTTGACAAACCAATTACAATAACATCAGGCTACAGATCTGAGGCACTTTGTGAAGCGATCGGCAGCAAAAAAACATCACAACATGCAAAGGGCCAGGCGGTTGACTTTGAAATAGCAGGTGTTCCAAATATTAAGACGGCTTACTGGCTACAAAACAACGTTGACTTTGATCAATTAATTTTAGAGTTTTATAATCCTAATGATCCAGCAGGTGGCTGGGTCCACGTGTCATACAATGAAAAAGGTGCGAACAGAAAACAAGTTTTGACTTACGATGGTAAATCTTACGAAAACGGTTTACCGGACATGAAATGGTCAGGAGGGAAGGTAGTAGGATGATAGAAAAATATAAAAAAATATTACATAGTTGGTTTAATAAATATGAATTGCAGTACAGAGTATTAATGCTCATTGCAGTTGTTTATTTATTAATTGCTCATATTAGTGGTTTTTAATTATGGCGATTACTAGGTCACAAATGCCTAAAGAACTTAAGCCAGGTCTTGGTAGGAACTGGAAGCGTGATCCCTATGCCAAAATCCTAGAATCTAGACTGTACAGTCAAAAAGTGGTACCATCTAAGAAGTTGTACAACCGAAAACGGTCTAAACAACCAACATAGACAATGGGGCCCCAAAGGAGGATAGAATGTCGGATAAAAGTGAAAGTTTTAGAAAAGGTGTAAATCTTAATTTAGGTAAAACTTTTGAATCAGGTTTAAACATAGGTTTTGATTCCTTTATTGGAGAGACAACCGAAAAAGGAAAATTCAATATTCAACCTAAAAAAACTAAAGATATAAGTGTGGGACTAGGCGCTACTACTAAAGGTGGTACTAAAGTTAGACTGGATGCGAGTAAATCTAAATCTAAAGGTAATTATTATTTTCCTGAAAGAACTGAAAAAAGTTTAATTTTATCTATTGGTAAACAATTTAATACAGGTGGTGACGTTCAAGTTAACCGCAAAGGTGTTGTAGATAAGGATTTACTATAATGGCTAATTTAATGATGCCAGATGCTGATCCAGAATTCAAAGCTTATTTAAAAGAAAGAGCTAAAAAAGAAGCAACGACAGACTATCATTCATTAAAAGAAGATTTTGACGATTGGAAAAAACATAGAAAGCCTAAAAAGGCTTATTTAGGTACTTTTATATCAGGAGGTCCAGGAGGATCAAACCCTACCTATAGAAAGTATTATAAAGGTATGTTAGATTAAGGATATGCCATTTCAATCTGAAAAGCAGAAGAAATGGATGTGGGCCAACAAGCCAGAGATGGCAAGAGAGTGGACCAGTAAATATGGGAGTAAAATAGAAGCTAAAAGAGGTACTATGGCTAAAAAAGATAAAAATTGGATTCAAAAAGCTACGAAGAATATGCGTAAGGATAAACCTTGCACAGGTAAAAAATTTGGTGGACCAACTTGTCCTAAAGGAACTAGACGATACAACCTAGCTAAAACATTTAGAAAAATGAATAAAGCAGCTACAGGTACAATGGTTAAAGCTGATACAGGTACATGGATTAAGAAAAAAAAGTGGTGGGAAAATCCTAAAAAATTAAAATCATTAACAGATAATTTAAAAGCAGATATGCAATTTATTTCAGATGCACAAGCAGGCAAGCTATCTCCAGCTTTAGCAGAAAAAGCTAAAAAGAAAATATTAAAAAAAGCTCCTAAAGTAGAAGACAAAGTAACCAAATGGGACGAAGCCAAAGGTACTGGACCAACTTATAGACCAGGATGGAAACCTCAGCTATCTGTGAGAACAGCTAAGAAAGGTGGAATGCCACCAGCAACAAAATATAAAAAGTATTTAAAAAGTTTGAAGAAAATGCAAACAACTCCACTATCAGGAATGTCTACAACACTTCCACCTAAAACAGCAAGATTATTAAGTAACTTGCAATTTGTTTATAAGGATAGAGGAAAATCTAAAAAATTTGCAAGCTTTATAAAAAAATACAATAAAACTGTAGGAGTATTTCCTTATATGAAAGGAAAAACAAAAGCATCAACTGCTATGGGTAAGCCTTCTACATTTTTACAAAGAAAAATGATTTTAGGAGCTGCAAGACCTACAGCTTTAGGAGTTGGAAAAACATTACTTAAAAGAACAGGACTGGGCAAAGCGGTTTTAGCTGCTACAGCGGTGGCAGGAGCTTATGAAGCAGGAAAGAAGAACTTACTTAGTAAAAAGAAAGTACAAAAGAAAGCAACAGGTGGGGAAATCATTATCGGCAGAGGTGTTGATATGGATTTATTGTAATGAATTATGGCGACATCAGGAACAACAGCATTCGATCTCGATATAGACGAGATAATTCAAGAAGGCTACGAAAGAATCGGCCTTAACACCAATAGCGGTTACGATCTTAAAACTGCTAGAAGAAGTCTAAATATTTTATTTTCAGAATGGGGAAACAGAGGAGTTCACTTATGGAAAGTGGCTTTGAAACACCAAGCTTTAGCAGCAGGAACTAGAGAATATACAGCGGATACTGATTGTAGTGTCATTTTAGAAGCATATATTTCTACAACAGATTCTATTACAACAGATACTCAAGATGTTGCTTTAACTAAAATTTCTAGATCTGAGTATGCATCTACCCCTAATAAAGGATCACAAGGACAACCTTCTCAATATTATGTTAGTAGAGTTCAACCACCTGTAATTACTTTATTCCAAACACCGGATGCGAGTACCTACACTTATTTAAAATATTATTATGTTAAAAAATTACAAGATGCAACGGCTTATTCCGATCAGCAAGCTGATGTTGTTTATAGATTTCAACCTGCAATGTGTGCAGGCTTAGCTTACTACTTATCTCAAAAAAAAGCACCCGAAAGAGTAGAGATGTTAAAAATAGCTTATGAAGATGAACTCAACAGAGCTTTAGTAGAAGACGGTCAGAGAACTTCAGTCTTTATAGCTCCTAAAGATTACTTTCCGGCAGGTATCTAATGGGTAAATATGCAAGTGGAAAATATGCATTAGCCATTTCAGATAGATCGGGAATGCAATTTCCTTACAGAGAAATGGTATTTGAATGGACTGGAGCTTTTGTTCATATTAGTGAATGGGAAGCTAAACAACCTCAAATCAATCCTAAATTAATTAGTGCAGATCCTGTAGCTTTAAGAAATCCAAGACCTTTGCATCGTAGTGGTATTTTGGTACAATTAGATCCAGCAGCGTGGTTTACGATTAATGGTAATATTAATCCTATACCTAGTGAAGCTGCTAGTGAATCAGGAAGCATGATGCCTCCTGAAACAGCTAATGAAG